TTATAAAGCTATGTCATTTAATAAATTAGCAGTTTCACTTTTATCTTCAGGAAATACAAAAATATAGTATTTTTCAGTTATTTTTATACTACTATGACCAAGCATCTCTTTTACAGTATGAATAGAAGCTCCTCGTCTAATAAGTGTTGTAGCATAAAAATCTCTTATACTATGAACTTTTTTATATTGAACATTTATATCTCTTAAAAATTTTTCCCATGACCTATAGAAATTATTTTTATCAATTGGTTGACATGATCGTGTAGTAAATATAAGAGAGTCGTCATTGAATGTTAATCCATTATTGCTCCATTTTTTTTCTTGTTCTTTAAAATATAGTTGTAGAGAGTTCCAAAAAAGAGTAGAGTAATATACTGTTCTGATACTAGGTTTACTTTTAGGTTTTATTAATTTTAATTCTCTATACCAAGATATATCAGAAGTATAGATTTTTACTCTTTTTAAAGTATTTCTAACTTTAACTAGATTTTTCTCAACAAATTTTTTCTTCATACCTAAAAGTTCACCAAGACGCAAACCAGTTAAAAAGTCTAAATAAATTGCTATGTTAAAAGTATTATCCTTATTATCATCATATTTCAAATGTTTTTTTATTATTTCGAATTCTTCGTCATTAAATACTTGAATATTAGAACCTTCTTCATCAGCTTCATCTTCATATCCATCAGCATCACCGAGGTATATCAATATTAGATAGAGAACATGGATTATCAAAAGTATATTTTTGTTTAATGCAATAATTAAAAAATGAACGTAGTGTTTTATTTATATCAAATATTTTATCAGAGCTAATCTTTTTATTTTTTGTTAAATTTGTTTTTGGATCAATATAATTTATACCATTTAAATAAAGTTCATTATAATATTTTTGAAAAGGTAATGAAACAGCATTTTGTACTTTTATATACCCAATTTTTGAGTTTTTAATATAGTTTCTATAATTACATTCATGTTTTTCAAAAGAAGCTGATTTATTATCTTTAGAATTTAGCAATACATCGAATAACCATTGATGCATACCTTGTTCAACAGTTAATGTTTCAGCTTTTACATTAAGACCACTTTTTAATTTTTCCATATATTCGTCTATTTGTCTATTAGCATCTTTTTCACCATCTCCGTAAAATTCTTTTATTATAGGTCTACCATTTGATTTATGTCCAATTACTTTAGTTTTTCTAAAATATTGGATACCATTTTTAACACAATTATATTTTGTTGCCAAAAAAAACCTCCATTTTCAAATATTTTTTAGAACACTTGAAAAGTGAAAGTCATTTATATATAATACAAATGTAATCACTTTCAAGTGGTTTTCGGTTCGGATAAATGTGTGTCGTTTCGTCCAAGATAGAGACACTTTATCCGTTCTTTTTTATCATTTGTATTAATAATTATTTTTTCTTATAAGCACTTCGATTTTCGCTTCTAATAACTTCACCTAATAAGTTTATTTCATTGTATTGAATATTTTTTTGTGCAGGGAAGTTCCACATATTTAAAGCTTGAAGTTCTAATCCTGGTTCACCATAAGTATGAACTAGTTTTCTTATTATAGGTGGACCATCATTAACTTGTAATAAAAAAGTTCCTCCAAAATCAGATTCATCAATACTCTTTTTTGATAATTCCCTGATAAAAGCAATATCTCCAATATCAAGAAGAGGAGCCATGCTATTATCAGAAGCTACAAGAGCAAAATAAAAAATTAACTCATTCATTTTTTGTAAATTAATGTTTAAATTGATATATTTGTTAAAGTCTGAATTTTTAAAATCTATGAAGTAATTTTTAACACTAATATTATCATATAAAGGAATAGGGTATTCATAATCAGCTTGATTATATCTGTCAAGAATAGCAGCTATTCTATTATTTATAGAAATTAACTCATTATACAAATCTTTAATAGATAAATCTTTTTCAAAACCTTCAATAGTAGTAACTTCAACAAAACTATTAATTTGACTTTCTACAGATGAAATTTTTTCATTTCGTTCTATTAATATTTCTTGTAGTTTCATTATTTGTTCTGCAGATAAATTATATTTATCTAATAAAGGAATGTTTTCATCAAATATTCTTTGGGCAATATGTGCTGTATTATTTGAGGGAGTTCCTTTAAAATAACCACAAATTTCCATTAATTCTTCATAAGAAATTAAGCCATTAGAACTAGCAGCTAATTTTTGTAATATTATAGGTTTAGGTGGTTCATTTAATTTCATATTCATATATTGTGAAAGATACGTTCTACCAATTGAAGACTTTTTTGAAAAATCTTCCTGAGAAAGATATGTTTCTTTTATATTTTTTATTATTTGTGCGAATTTGTTTTTATCAAACATATATAAGTACCTCCTAATATAGTATATAATAGCTTTTTAAAAAAATCAATAAAATTTTTCAAAAAAATGAACAAAAACTGTTGACAAAATCAAATAGTATAAATATAATGACTTTGTTCAAAAAAATAAACAAAGGAGGAGAAATATGCAAGTAGATATAAATGCTATAGATGAGCTAATACAAGAAGAGTACAGAGGAAATCAAACTTGGTTTGCAGAAGATTTAGGTGTAAATGTTTCATATCTTAATGAAATATTAAATAGCAGAAAAAGTCCTAAAAGTAATAAAATGTGTATAGCTATTATTAAGTTTTGCGAAAAAACTAGTAGAAACTATAAAAAATATATTATTTTTTTAGAATGATTTGTTCAGATAATTGAACGAAAGGAGAGCGAATGGACAATAAAAAAAGATTTTCCGAAATATTAAAAAAGATAAATGAAACTTATGCTAATCAAAGAGACTTTGCCAATTCAACAGGTGTTAATATAGTTTACATCTCTCAATATATGAATTGTTACCTTTCTAATCCTCCTCATCCAAAAATATTAAGAAGGATAGCAGATAATTCAAAAGGTATAACAACTTACGAAGAACTAATGAGAGTATGTGGCTATATAGACAGTAACAGAACTGCTATGGAAGATGAGGCAATAAAGAGCTTGGAAGATATGGTAGAAAGACAAGTACCAGGATATTCATTAATAGATATTGTCTTAAAATACATAAAAAGACTTGAAGGAAGGAGCTGATATAAATTTGAAAATATTAGAATAGGACGAAACGACACACAAAAAATAGATAGAAGGGAGTGACTATATGGATATAGGTATACCTAAATATGTTTCTCCAGAACAATATAGCAAAATGACAGCTATAGGAGAAAATTCAGGATTAGGACCAGAAAGAATAAAAGAATTATGTGAAGATGGATTATTACCATGTATAAGAACAAGATCAGGAAATTTTCGTATAAAGGTTTATAACGAAGTTGTGCCAGTTGAAGAATATGAAAAAGTTAAAAAAAGATGTATACAGCTAGAAGCCGCTATGGAATCTATAAATGTTACATCTCAAGTATTTAGAAAGGTAGGTGATAGTAATGATTATTTATGATGAGGATTTTAATGTTGGAGATTTACAAAAAATAGCTAGTAGACAACAAAGAGAAATAAAACAGAAAGATGAAGTAATTGATATTTATAAAGAAACAATTGAAAAAATATCTGCAGAAGCAGATAGAAATCACTTAGGTAGTGTCAAAGATTTTGAAAACAAAATAAAAACGATACTAGCTGACTGCGAATCGAAGCTAGTATCTAGTCAATAAAATTAAAAATGATTATATAAACCACTTTCTTAGAGTATATCACATTTTTAAGAAAGTGCAAGAGAAAGGATAGTAATATTTATGAAAACAAACACAGGAATTATACGTAGGATAGATGAATTAGGAAGAGTTGTAATACCAATGGAATTTAGAAAAATACTAGAGATAAACACAAGTGATTTTATGGAAATATCAATGGAAGGTGAACAAATTATAGTAAACAAATATCAAAATAAGTGTGTATTTTGTGGAAAAGTAAATCCAATTTATACATACAGCGGAAAGAAAATATGTAAATCTTGTATGGGAAATTTGAAGAAAGAGTGGTCATAATGGAAAAAGAAAATATACAATGTGAAACTTGTAATAAGTATGAGTATTGCATTTTAAACAAAACTAAAAGCAATTGTTTAGAATATGAGAAAGGATAAAAAACATGGAAATTAAATTATTAAAGTTAAGTTTAAAAAATTTTAAAGGAATAAAAGAGCTAGTAATTAATTTCGCTGGCAGAAACACTAATATATATGGAAAAAATGCTACTGGTAAAACGACGATTTTCGATGCGTTTAAGTGGCTATTTTTTGACAAAGATAGTAACGATAAAAAGGATTTTAACATTAAAACTTTGGATAAAGACAATAATCCAATACATTTTTTAGAACATGAAGTAGAAGCAACACTGCTTATAGATAATTCAGAAGTGATTTTTAAAAAAGTTTTGGAAGAAAAATGGGTTAAAAAAAGAGGACAGGAACAACAAGAATTTTCTGGTCACGAAACAAGTTATTGGATAGATGAAGTACCAATTAAAAAGAAAGATTATGAAGAAAAAATAAATAACATAATACCAGAGAGTCTATTCAAATTAATAACAGATCCATTATTCTTTAATAATCAAATGAGTTGGAAAGAAAGAAGAGAGCTATTAGTTAATATTTCTGGAAGTGATTTAACTGATGAAACTATACTAGACTCTGACATTAAATATTCAACATTAAAAGAAAACTTACAAGGAAGATCTATAGATGATTATAAAAAAGTAGTTTCTTCAAAAATAAAAGAGTTAAATGACGAAAAAGAAAAAATACCAGTTAGAATAGATGAATTAACAAATACATTAATTACAGAACACAATATTGATTATGATGCTTTGGAAAAAGAAAAAGGGCAATATAACCAAAAACTAGAGCAAGTAGAAAAAGAAATGACAGATGTACAAACTAGAGCAAATGAAAATATGAAAAAAGTCAATGAATTAACTGCTGCTAAAAATGAATTGAATAATTTAAAATTTAGACTTGAAGTAACAAATAGCAAGAATTATGCAGTAGAAATTCAAAAACTAAATGATGAAAAAACAGTTTTAGAAAGCAAAAAGAGAAATAATGACCAGAAAATTATAGAAGTAGAACAACAAATAACGAATGATAATGATAAGAAAAATGCTTTATATGAGGAATGGGACAAAGTAATTAATAGTACATTTGTTGGAGTAGATTTAGATGAGAAAACATTTACTTGTCCAACATGTAATAGAGAATATTCAACCGAAAAGAAAGATGAAATAAAAAAAGAATTTGAAGATAGATTTAACAAAAACAAAGAAGACGAAAAAAAGCGTATAAATACAGAAGGACAAGCTTTAAGCACAAGTATTGCTAATAACGAACTTATATTAAAAGAAACTCAAGAAGATAACGAAAAGCTAAGTCAAAAATTAGAAACAATAAATGCTAAAATAGCAGAATTTGAAAAACAACAAGCTGAAGAAAAGCCTTTTGATGTGAATAATGATCCTACATATAAAAAGAAACTTGATGAAGTAAATAAATTAGCAGAAATAGTAGAGAATTTATCAAGTCAAGATATTACAGATTTGCAAAATAAAAAATCAGATATTACTAAAGAAATAGATAATATTAATCAAAAATTAATCGAAAGAGATACTCAAGAAAAAACAAAATTAAGAATAAAAGAATTAGAAGATGAAGAAATAGAATTATCACAGAAAATTCAGGAATTAGAATCACAACTATATCAAATTGAAGATTTTACAAAGACAAAAGTAAATTTACTTGAAGATCTAATAAATAGCAAATTTAAAGTAGTAAAATTCAGATTATTTAAGATGCAAATAAACGGTGGATTAGATGAATGCTGCGATACATTAGTTAATGGTGTTCCATATTCTGATGTTAATAATGCCCATAAAATACTAGCAGGATTAGATATTATAGAAACATTATCTAAATTTCATAATAGAAGAGCTCCAATTTTTATAGACAACAGAGAATCAATAAATGAATTATACGAAATAGATTCACAATTAATCAGCCTTGTTGTTACTGAAGATCCTCAGTTAAGAATTGAGGTGATGTAATATGAATATTCCATCGGAAGAAGAGAGAAAGTTCGTAGATAGGCTTGCAGGAACATTCTTAAATTCTTTTGCCATAAGTGGAAATAAAACAGCTATAGTATTGAAAAAATCCTTAGAGTTGCAAGAAAAAGACACAAAAATAGGCAGTTACTTTATAGATAACTATAAAAAAACAAGTGATGAGAATTTAGAGTTAGCAATTGATCTATATACACAAATGAATTAACTATTTGATGATTTTATGGAAAAATTAAATATTAAGAAAGGAGAAAAGAAATGAGTAATTTTAAAAATAATTCATCTAGTAGGTCTAAAAAGAAAAAAAGGCAATATTTAAAACCGTTTACTGAGCGAAGAGCTTTAACTCGTAAAATTATGAGAAGAAAAATCAAATTTGAACTTAAGCAAAGTGGTATACCTCATGTTAACAAAAATCTTAGTCAGTTTATACATAAGACAAGCAAAGAAAAATTAATGGAAATAATTAATAATTAAATAAAGTTTAAATAGAAAGGAAAAAAGAAAAAATGGAAAGAGAATTTTTAAAAGTATCAAGTAAGTCAAATGTTAATTCAGTTGCAGGGATGATTGCACACACAATGAAAGAAAAAGGAAAGGTTGAGTTACGAGCAATAGGAGCTGGTGCTATAAATCAAACAGTAAAAGCAATTGCAACTGCTAGAGGATTTTTAGCACCAGAAGGAATTGATTTAGTTTGTATACCAGCTTTTATAGAAGTTGAAATTGAAAACGAAGAAAAATCTGGAATGAAATTTTTTGTACAAGGAGCTAAATAATATGAACCAAAGAAAAGAAGAGGTATCAAATTCTTTAGAAAAGAAAGCAAATATATTATTAAAAGTAATAGGAAAGTTAGAGGTGAATTGTTATGGTGAATGATTTAACTAAAAAAGATGAAAATAATGAAGTTACAGCGAGCGAGAGATTTACTGGAATGGTGATGAATGAATTTAAAGGAAATATCGGAGAGTTGAACTTAAATGATTATCAAAAACAGCTTATTAGAAACTATTTTATCGGAATAGATGCAGCTTTAAAAAATGCAGAAAATAGTAGGCAATTTAGTACTAAGAAAAAAGACGATCCTACAATAACATGGAACAATGTTAATATGAATAAATTAGCTGTAGATGTTGTACAAAATGCTAAATTAGGCTTAGATATGTCTATTTCTAATCATTTACACGTTGTACCTTATAAAAACTCAAAAACAAATAAATATGATTTAACATTAATGCCAGGTTATGAAGGGCTAAAATACATAGCTGCAAATTTCGCACTATATAAAGTGTCAGACATTAGAGTTGAACTTGTACATGAAAATGATGTATTTGAGCCACTATATAAAAATAATATTGAAGGATATGAGTTTAAGATAACTAATCCATTTTCTAGAGGTAATGTAATTGGTGGATTTGGATATATCAGGCATGAAAATGAAATGCATAACAAATTAGTAATAATGTCTATAGATGAATTATTAAAAAGAAAACCAGCGACAGCTTCTGTAGAATTCTGGGGCGGAGAAAAAGACACTTGGAAAGATGGTAAAAAAGCAGGAAAAGAACAAGTTGAAGGCTGGACAGACGAAATGCTTTATAAAACTATGGTGAGAGCAACTTGTAAAAAAGTAACTATAGATCCTAAAAAAGTAAATGAAAGCTATATGTATGTCATAGAAAATAGTGATAGCTATTACGCAGATAGTAAAGAGGATAAAGTAAATGCAGAAATAGAAGAAAATGCAAACAAAGAGTTGATAGATATTAATTCCAATACTGCAGATAATGTTGTTGAAGATGTTCCAGAAACTGCATCAATTCAAGAAGAAAAACAAGAAGAACTAACAACAAATTCAACAACAGAAAAGCCTAGTTTTTAATGTTAAAGCTAAAAGTATTAGGTAGCAGTTCTTCAGGTAACTGCTACTTAATAGAAGCTGAAAATAGTAAGTTAATATTAGATGCAGGTGTTAACTTTAAAGATGTACAAAAAGCGTTAAATTTTGATTTTAAAAGTGTACAAGGCGTATTAGTTACACATGAACATATGGATCATTTAAAATATGCACCTAATTTTGCAATGAATGGTGTAAATGTATATGCATCTGCAGGAACTTTTGCAAAGCTAGATTTAAAAGGTCATAGATTTAAAGTTGTACAAGCATTGCAGCAATTTACAATAGGAGATTTTACAATACTTACATTTGATACACAACATGATGCTGCAGAACCTTTGCGGATTTTTAATACAATATAATCCTACAAAAGAAAAGTTGCTTTATGCTACAGATACATATTATATCAAGTATAAGTTTAACAAATTAAATTATTTACTTATTGAATGCAATTACAATAAAGAAGTAGCGAGAGAAAATGCAACAAATAAAGTAATAAATAAAACTAGATATATCAGATTATTAGAAAGTCATTTTAGCTTAGAAAATCTACTAAAGTTTTTGAATTCAAACGATTTAAGTCATACTAAAAATATTATTTTATGCCATTTATCTGATACAAATTCAAATCAAGAAATAATGCAAAAGAAAGTATACGAACAAACAAAAATAAAAACGGATATTGCTAGTCCTGGATTAAATCTAGAATTAAGATTATATCCATTTTAGAGGTAAAAGTATATGAATAGTGCAAAAGCTATAATTCAATTAGAAGATCTAAAAAGAGATAGACTGAGTTTTTTACATAATAATGAACTGGATGAAATTTATTTGCAGGATATAAAAGCAATTAGCTTAGCTATAAAAGCATTAAAAAAATGTCCGAGTATCCAGGATAATAACTTTAAGTGTAGAGTATGTGGAAAAGAACTCAGAACATGGAAAAGTATTCAACGAGGTTTCGGCCCTGTATGCGAAAAAAGATATTTGAATGATATCTATAAAAATCAGCAAATGACAATTGATAATGTACTACAAAAGTAAAAGTGAGAGGAGATTTAATATGGCAAGACCAGTAAAACAAGGATTAGATTATTTTCCTTTAGATGTTAATTTAGATGATAAAATGGAACTTTTAGAAGCTGAATGTGGTCTAACAGGATTTGCTATTATAATTAAACTATTTCAAAAAATTTATAGAGAAGGTTATTTCATTAATTGGAATGAAGATGATCAATTATTATTTGCTAGAAAAATAAACTCGGAATTAATTACAGTTAATTCCGTAATTAATACAGCAATAAAACGAGGAATATTTAATAAAGAGATGTTTGAAAAGTATGAAATACTTACAAGTAAGGGAATTCAGAAACGATATTTTGAAATTTGTAGGCAATTAAAAAGAAAAGGTGTAGAAATTGATAAAAATTATCTTTTAATTAATAACAAAAATAACAATGATATACAAAAAGATAACACTGATAACAATGATAACAGTGTTATAACAAAAGATAACACTGATAACAATGATAAAAATACTATAACAGAAATAACTGTAACAGATAATGTAACAGTAACAGATATCTATCCATCCTATCATCCTTCCAAAAATGAAAACTCGGAGGAAACTGAGATTAATTCCGAAGAAACTACAGAAGAAACAATAATTAATTCGGAGGAAACTGGAATAAACTCGGAATTTAGTACACAAAAGAAAAGAAATGAAATGAAAGGAAAAGAAATGAAATCAAATCAAATCTATCAGGAAAACTCGGAGGAAACTGAGATTAAATTTTCTGAAGATGAAAAGATAAGATTAGATGAGATTTTTGAAAAAGCTCAAGTGTTTCTGTACGATGACAATATAAAAAATGGCATTACTACTGCTATTACAAGTTTATTTGCTGATTCTAATACTAGAGAAAAAATAAGCAATATAAGACTGCATCATATAGATTTTGCACTGAAAAAGTTCTCTGAAGCTAATAATGAAACTCGTATTACTTTTCCCAATGCTTATTTTAGAAAATGTCTACTGAGTGCTTTAGATGATGCTGATTTAAGTAATTTTACTGAAGAATAACAGAAAGGATTTAATTAGTTATGGCCTTTATTCAGGAAAAAGAACTGATTTCAAGAAGAATAGATACTTGTGAGAATTGTGAGTGGTGTGTTCCAACTCTAAACTGTGAATTTCCACATTGCTTGCTATCAGGGCAACAGAAAGGACTGTTTGAAACTTGCGAGCTATACAAAAAACGAACGTCAAATCATATTAGTATGTGATTTAAAGAAACAAACTCAAAAAAGGAAATAAAGTATATGAAATGTCCAGAAAGATTTACAATTATTCAACCAAATTATAGAAAGCCCGTAGTTAATGATTTAGATGAATTTAAAGGCGAGTATAGCGTATTTCTGGAAAATCAAATATTTCCAGAATGTTTTAAAGAACACTGTGCTGCTTGGGATGTAGAGAAACAAAAGTGTAAAAAATTTAACTAAGGAGGAATAAGCATATGGAATATGCAATAGCTTTAGGAATCGTTAATTTAATATTAATAATTATAACTTGGATGGTAATTGACGAAAATCAAAAAATACAAGATAAGCATAATGAGATGTATTCTGAAGAAATCTATAAGCTTAAAAAGATGAATTGGATATATGGACGAGGTGAGAAAAAATGAGAGAAATTATAAAAGTACTTTTGGCAGTAATAGTATTGATATTAGCTGGAATTTATTTTACATCGGAAAATGATAAATTAAAAAATAAAATATTATGCATACAAATGATAGCTGTAGTATTACAGTTTATGATTTAGGGGGGCAAATGGAGAATATAAAAATTGGCGATTACGTAAGAACTGAAAGAGGTTTTATAGGAAAAATTATACAAAAAGAAAATGATTACATAGATGGAAAATTTAAAAACATTAGTGTATGTCTAAGTGCTTTAAGAGAAGGACATATAGTGGGAAAAATTATAAAATACGACAAAAACATAGTGCAGGTGTTAGAAGATAATGATTTAGTTGAAATTGAATATTATGTTGCAAAATACAGAAAAAGGATTAGAAGAATATTTGAAGTAACGTTCTTATTTGGAGATAATACAATATGGTTTGAATATTTAAATACAAGATTTAGTTTTGATGTAGCAGAAAATAAATGGAAAAGAAATGCTGAAGGTCATAATCCCAAAATAGTAAGAATTTTAACAAAAGAACAATACGAAAGATATAGTTATCAAGTAGAAGAAAAAAGCAGCAAAACTAATAATCAAAATTTAGATCAACAACTTAATAAAATAAAGGAAAAATATAAAGATGTTCCGTTAGCTGGAACTAAAGAAGTTGATAGAAGCTTTGGATGTAGAAAAAATAAAAGAACAAGTAGAGGTGAGTAAATGTTTGGCAATAAAAGAAAAATTCAAGAATTAAATGAGGCATTAGATCAATATCGAACAAGACATCATGATGATATAGATAGAATTTGTAAAATTAATACTGAAAACGATATTTTAAGACAAAGATGCGGAAGACTAGAAGAACAAAATACAAAACTTATAAATTGGGTTGAGAAAATAGTAAATCAATTAGGTTATTATGAAGTAAATAGTAAATTAGCAATACAATTGCCAGTATTTCGAGAACAAATTACTAAATATAATTCTAGTCCAGAAGCAAGATTTAAAAATATAATTCAAGATACAATTGTATTACCAGAAATAACAATACAGAGAATGACGGGGTCTAGCTAGATGTTAAAAGAATTATTAGAAATCGTTAAAGATATAACATCAGAATTAGTTGATTTTATTAGATTTGTATTGTGGGGTGATAAAGATGACAGATGAATGTAAGTTTGAAATTAAAGAAGATACGTTTAGTGCAAAAATGCCTTTAATATCTAAGCAAGAATATAAACAATTAAATAGTAATATTGAGGGTTTTGCTAGAGCAATTACAAAATTAGTAATAGTAGATAAGAATATGGCAATAGCTCAACATATTATAAGGAAACAGCAAGAAAAAATAGAGCAACTAGAAGCGGAAAAGACAGAAGCAATAGAAAAGGTAAAAGAGATAGAAGAAAAAGTAACAGAAGAAAGAAGCAAGCTGATGATTAAAGGTTATACGAACATGGAAGATGCATTACAGGAAGATAGAGAGCTTTTAGGAAAACAAAAAGCATGTAGAGAATTTTTAAAAATTATGAAAGGAAAATAAGTTAATGGATATACAAGTAGGAGATAGAATTACCTATAAAGATAATAATGAAAAAATATGTATCATAATTATTAAGGAAGATAAAGGCGAATTAGGGGATGAAGATAATACTATAAAAGAAATATTAAAAATAGAAAGACCAGAATATAAGCTAATAGAAGAAAAGAAAGAACTATTAACAGAAGAAGAGAAAGAGTTTTTGAAGACAATCAGCAAAATAAAATATGATGGAATAAGTTATATTGAAAAAGCAAATGGACAATTAATTGTTCAAGGGTCAATGACATATCAAACTAATCATATAATAACAGATAAATTTAATGGCTTAACTGAGAATGAAAGATATACATTAGAAGAACTAGGCTTAAAATAAAATTAGAAATAATGAAAGGAGAAAAGAAATGATAATAGTAAGTCAAAACAAAGAAGTAATAATTAATTTTAATAATATAACTAATATAAGAGTATTAGACGATAATAAACAACAAATAATAGCACAAGATTTGAATAATAAAAACACATATTATCTAGGAATATATGTAACAGCAGAAAGAGCAAAGGAAGTATTACAAGAAATAATAGAACAATATGAATATAGTCAAGGATTAAAGAAAGATAATGCAATATTTTTAAGTTCTGAAAATAATCGTGTTTATGAAATGCCAAAAGAATAAGGAGGACTAGCTTATGACTATGGATGAAATAAATTTATTTTACGATGTAAAAAGTCTTTTTAATATGAAAGATGAAGCATTTGAAGTATATAACATAATAAAATCAAGAGTAGATAGAGGGACGACAAACAAAATATTATTAGTATTTCCAACAATAAAATCGAAAATAAGAAATAAAATTATAATAAAAAATCGTACTCAACTAATAGAACAAAAACAAGATGAATTAACAGATGGAAAAAATATATTTATTTTTACAACATTATATGAATTATTTAAATCTAAATATCTTTATGGATTCAGATATAAAGAAGTAAGATTTTTAGGTTAGGAGGCTTAGCTAAGAAAGAATGAAGGAGAAAGATTATATTACATTACAAACATTATTAGCTAAACTGCGAGTGGAAGCAATGAAGGAAATGGGAGCTGCAGTACTCCTATGAAAATAAGAGAAAAAGATTTAAGAATAATACGAAATATAGATTACTTAAGAAATCATGCTATGTTAGATATAAAGGAGGTAAAAAATGATAATGAACGAGTGGCTAATACTAGGGTTATCAGTAATGGCATTTCTAATAGTTGATAGAATATGTACATGTATAGAGAAAAACAAAAATGCTGAAAAGCTTAACAATGATAAAAATCAATACGATAGATAAAAGAAAGAGGTGTTACTATTATGAATAATGGAAAGAAAGAAATTGAAGTAGATCCAAATTTATTATCAGTAATACAAAACTGTGTTACTGTGGGTGTAAACGAAGGTATTAAAGGTGCAGTAAAGCAAATTAATGAACAGAAGGAAAAAGCAGTAAAAGAAAAGTATGATCGAAAAGTCAGAGATACTAAATTATTATTAAATAATTATAGGCGTTTCAATAAGCATATAAAACAAACTACATATACTGAAGAGCAATTAGAAACTGCTACAGTTGCTGAAATATTAGACAAATTGTACATTGTTGAAGATGATGAGAAAGACGATGTAACAATTGTTCAAGGTATCTTAAAATCTAAAAAGAGAACAGAAATAATTTTAAATCATATGAATACTATATTAGCAGGGTATGAGAAAACTGCGTGTAAATCAAAGGATATAGAACTAAAAAGACGTGTACAAGTAATTAATAAATTATATATTGATGATAAAAAAGGAAAATCTTTTGAAGAAATTGCCGAAGAATTAAACACAAGTACAAGCACTGTCAAGCGTGATAGAAATCGAGCAATCAAAGAAATAGCAATACTTCTATTTGGTATCGATGGTATACGATTTGACTAAAACGTGACCAAAAGATGAACTTTACATGAACTAATTGAAGTTTTATAATAGTAATATCAAAAATTATAAATAATAGTTAAAATTCAAAAAAGGAAACTTTCTGCAAAGAGAGTTTCTTTTTTTTGCGGTCGAAAGAAGAAAGATATGAATTTAGAAATTTGTATGAAAAGAAAATGTAAAAATTGTAAGAAAAAGTTAGAGTGCTTTAAAGAAGAGGTGGAAGACGATGAATGTTCAAAAAGTAAAAATAGAAAAACTCAAAATAGCAGCATACAATCCGAGAAAAGATCTAAAGCCAGAAGACGAAGAATATCAAAAAATAAAAAGAAGCATAAATGAATTTGGATATGTAGCACCAATAATAGTAAATAAGGATTTTACTGTAATTGGTGGACATCAAAGATTAAAAGTATTAAAAGAACTAGAATATAAAGAAATAGAATGTGTAATTGTAGATCTAGATAAAACGAAAGAAAAGGCACTAAATATTGCATTAAATAAAATATCTGGAGAATGGGATAATGATAAATTAGAAGAATTACTTGCAGAATTAAAAGAGACAGATATTGATATGGATATAACAGGATTTAGTTTTGATGAAGTAGACGATATGTTAAAGGATATAACAGGTTCAAAAGAAGATGACTTTGATATAGCTCAAGCATTAGACGAAATAGAAGAACCAATAAGTAAACTAGGAGATGTTTGGATATTAGGTCGACATAGACTAATGTGTGGAAATAGTACGCAAAAAGAAGATGTTTTGCGTCTTATGAATAAACAAGATGCAGATATGCTTCTTACAGATCCACCATACAATGTTGACTATGAAGGAAAAACATCTGCAGCACTAAAAATTGAGAATGATAATATGAGTGAAACTGAATTTTATAACTTGTTGGTTGATGCTTTTATGAATATGTTTGAAAGTGTAAAATATGGTGGATCTATATATGTATTTCACGCAGATACAGAGGGATTAAACTTTAGAAAAGCTTTTAAAACAGTAGGCTTTAAATTAGCACAATGTCTAGTATGGGTTAAGAATTCTTTTGTAATGGGGAGACAAGATTATCAATGGAGACATGAACCAATTTTATATGGCTGGAAAGAAGGTGCAGGACATTACTTTGTAGATAATAGAAAACAGAGTACAGTATTAGAATTTGATAGGCCAACTAGAAATGTAGAACATCCAACAATGAAACCTATTGATTTATTAGTTTATTTGATAAAAAATTCTAGCAAGGAAAATGATATAATATTAGATTTATTTGGAGGTAGCGGTTCAACATTGATAGCAGCAGAACAAGTAAATAGAAAATGTTATATGATGGAATTAGATCCAAAGTATTGTGATGTAATAATTAAGCGTTGGGAAAATCTAACTGGTAAAAAAGCAATATTAGAGAAAGCATAGGGGGTGGGTGATGTGATTTGATAAAAAAAACAAAAATCCCCAAGATAAAAAAAGATTATAAACAAGGTGCAACATATAAAGAATTAGAAGAAAAATATAAAGTATCTCATAATGAATTAGCATACTTAGTAAAAAAAGAAAAATGGAAAAGAAAAAGTAACAAAAGTAAAACTCATAAAGGTAACAAAAATGCGGTAGGTAATAAACGGTGGAGCAGCACCAAAAGGAAACAAAAATGCTTTGAAAACTGGAGAATATGAAAACATATTCTCCAGCGTAATAGATGAAGAAGAAAAAATAATATTAACTTCTAAAAATTTAGGAACAAAAGAAACAGTATTGAATGAGTTAAAGATTTTGACTATTAGAGAGCGAAGAATATTAGGACGAATACAAACACTTAAAAATAAAGAGAGAGATTTAGTAATAACTAAAATACAAAAAAATAATGATTCTAGTTCTACAGAAGCCCAAAATACTTTAATTCTAATAGGAAAGCATGAAGATGCATTAACAAGAATCCAGGAATCTAAAAGAAGATACTTGGATTTATTGTATAAAGTAGAATGTGATCAAGGAGCTTTAGAAGAAACATCAAAAGAAAAAGAAGTCAAGAAAAATTTCGGAATATTGGATAGCATTAATAGACAATTACAGAAATCTGAAGAAATAATAGGTGGTGATGTTGAAGATGAATGATGATGTTTTTCCATTATCACCAAAGTATATAGACTTTTATAATCATGATTGTAGTACAGAGTTTTTGGAAGGGACTACTTATGCAGGAAAAACTACAACAGCTACTCCAAAATTTATGTTTAAAGTTGCTAGCAGTCCTAAAAAATTACATATAATGTCTGGATTGGACTTAGGAACTATCGAAAAGAACATAATAAATAAAGATAAGGGATTAGTAGATGCATTTGGAGAATTTCAAAATGGTGGTCTAATTGAATATAATGCTAGAGGTAGGGGAATACATTCACTGCCTCATATTTTATATCACACAACAATGGGTGTTAAAGTAATATACGTTGTAGGATATGATAACAAGGCTAGATGGAAAAAAATATTAGGTGGTCAATATGGATGTATCTTAATTGATGAGTTTAATATTGCTGATATGGATTTTGTTAGAGAAATATTTATGCGTTGTGATTATAGAATATGCACAATGAATCCAGATGATCCAAACAAAGAGTGTTACACTCAATACGTTAATAAATCAAGACCAATAAAAAAATATGAAAATGATGCACCTACAGAATTATTAAAAATGTTAGATCAACCGCATATGAAAGATTGGACCTGGTGGTATTTTACTTTTGATGATAATGCAAGTTTAACTGAAGATAAGAAACAAGATATTATTGATTCTGTTCCTGTTGGAACAAAATTACATAAAAACAAAATACTTGGATTAAGAGGAAAAGCAACTGGTTTATGTTTTGATTTACAGGATGAAAATATAATAACTGTAGAAGAGGCAAAAAAATTAAAATTTCAGCTTTTTTCTGTTGGGTGTGATACCTCATATTCTAAAGAAACTCATGACAAAGTAACAATCGAGGGAATAGGAATAACAACAGAGGGTAAGTGTGTATTATTAAAAGAAAAAACGTATAACAATAAAGACAGAACAATACCATTTGCACCATCAGACGTAGTTCAATGGATAGTAGAATTCATGGAAGATTTTAAAAATGAATGGGGATTTGCTAGAACGTGCTTTATAGATAATGCAGACCAAGGAACTATAATGGAAGCGGAAAAAGCTAAAAGACAGAATAGTCTAATATATAATTTTAAAAATGCATGGAAGAAAACAAAAGTAATCACTAGAGTTCAACTAGAAGAAAGTTGGTTGGGCACTGGTGATTTTTTGATTGTTGAAACTTGTAAGGATTATATAAGTGAATGTGATTCGTATAGTTTTAATGAGGATGGCCAACCTGAAGATGCAAATGATCATAGCATAAATGGTTGTCAATATGCCTGGTTACCGTACAAAAAGAAAATTGGTAATTGGGAATTAATTAAAAAGATAATTAAAGATGAAAGTGAGGAATAAGAGTATGGAGTTTAAAAAAGCTTATGAAGCATTGAAACAAGGACATAAAATTAAAAGGGAACATTGGAGAGGTTATTGGGTAAAAGAAAATGGAACAATAACTATGCATTGTAAAGATGGAAGTGTTATTCCATTTCTAGAAACAGATGATATTTTTGTAGATTTAGATAATATTGTGGCAGATAATTGGATTATTTGTGATGAAATAGATGAGTCAACATTAGATATTCAAACATTTACTTTTGGAGAAGCTATATCTAATTTAAAAAGAGGAAGAAGAGTAGCAAGAAAAGGTTGGAATGGAAAAAATCAATATATAGAATTAGCAACAAGTATTAGTTATAAAAATACTAATCAAGAAATAATAAATGCTGAACATGAAGCAATAGGAAATAAAGCTATAGCTTTTGTTGGAACATCAGGAATTCAATTAGGTTGGTTAGCTAGTCAAGCTGATATGCTAGCTGAAGATTGGATTATAAAAAAATAGAGGAGTATTTATATGGGAGTAATTAACGATAAACTTAAAGATATTGTAAGAAATTGGTTAAATATACAACCTTCTCCAGGAAATTCAGTAACAATTCAAGAAGTAAATACATTTGAAGGTAGTTGCTTTAGAAATCTGATTTGGTATAGGGGTGATGCATCTGAGCTACATCAATACTATACGCAAACAGATGACATGATGGGCAATGCAAAGTTTTGGGCAGCTGAAAGTAGCAATGGTATTGATTTTAGAAAGATACATACAGGACTTCCTGCTATGATAGTTGATATGTTGGCAGATATCATTGTAGATAGTTTTAACAAAATAACTGTTCTAGATAATGAAGAAGCTCAAGAAGTATGGAAAGAAATAGCAGAAGATAATGAGTTTAAAGATTTAATAAAACAAGCTATAATAGATGTTTTTGTTGAAAATGATGGAGCTTTTAAGATAAGTTATGATACAGATATAAGCAAATATCCTATAATTGAATTCTATCCTGGAAGTAAAGTAGATTTTATTCGAAAAGCAGGAAGAATAATAGGAATAGTATTCAAACAATATTATGAAAAAAATATGTCAACTTATTTACTGAAAGAAACTTATACTAAAAAGAGTATAACTTATAAGTTATATAAAAATGGTAATGAATGCCCGTTATCCGAAATAGAAGAAACTAGAGGACTTCAAGAAATAACAGATAATAATTTTATGTTAGCCGTTCCGATGATGTTTAATAAGTCCAAAAAGTTCAAAGGTAGAGGTCAAAGTATATTAGATAAAAAACTTGATGCATTTGATAGTTTTGACGAAGTATGGTCTCAATGGATAGATGCTATTAGAGACAATAGAACTCATGAATATATACCAGAAGATCTATTACCACAAGATTCGAATGGAAATATACTTAAACCTAATACGTTTGATAGAAGATATACAACAGTAGGATCTGGCAATAGTGAAACAGAAGCTAGTAAAATAACTCGTGAAAATAGTAATTTCGATTTTGAAGGATTATTAAAGAGTTATATAACAGCATTAGATTTATGTTTGCAAGGTTTAATTAGTCCATCTACTTTAGGAATAGATGTTAAAAAATTAGATAATGCAGATGCACAAAGAGAAAAAGAAAAAGCTACTCAATATACTAGAGGAAAAGTAATAGATGTGTTAGAAAAAGTTATTCCAAAGGTCGTATGTATTTGTTTAATGACATACGATAAAGCAAAAGGCAAAACAGCAGGTAAGTATGAAGCGACAGTAGATTTTAAAGAATATGCAAATCCAAGTTTTGAGGCTACAGTTGAAACAGTATCTAAAGCAAGGCCAGGTCAAAACGTAATGTCAATTGAAAAATCAGTAGACACGATGTATGGCGATAGTATGAGCCAAGAAGAAAAAGAAGAAGAAGTAAAAAGGTTAAAAGAGGAAGCAGGAATAATACAAAAAGATGAACCATCTTTGTTTTAAAAAAGTGGTGATTAGATGAAAGATTATTATGACATAAAAGAAATAATGGAAGAAATTGAACAAGATTTAATTGTTCGTATGAAAAGAACACTCTGGAGCCATAAACAAGATGAAAAAGCAAAAGGCTTTGACTGGCCACAATGGCAAGCCTTAAAATTAAAGCAAATACAGGACTATAAGGAAGCAAATAAAAATATATTTAATGAAAAAGCTAAGCCTCTAAATAGATATTTATATAAGCATATAAAGCAGCAGTTTAGAGAAGGAGCGAGCAGAACAAATAAAGATGCTATAAAAAAAGGATTTATAAAAAAAGAAGATTCACAATTAAGTGGGTCTTTTTTTGGATTAAATCATAGAAAATTAGATGCACTAATTAAAAGTACAAAACAAGATTTTAGAGATGTAAAAACAGCTACATTAAGAATGACCAATGATCAATATAGACAGATAATCTATAAAGCTCAAGTTTATGCAAATGCAGGAGCTGGAACAGTAAAACAAGCAATTGATATGGCCACAAAAGATTTTTTAGCTAAAGGCTTTAATTGTATAGAGTATACGGATGGATCTAGACATAATATTGCTGATTATTGTGATATGTCTATTAGAACAGCTAATAAAAGAGCTAATCTAATGGGTGAAGGTGAAATGCGAAAGAGATTAGGAAATCCATTAGTTTATGTTTCTAAACATGGTGGAGCTTGTGATAAATGTACGTCTTGGGAAGGACGAGTATACATTGACGATGTTTGGTCAGGTGGAACTGCAGAAGATGGCAAATATCCATTATTAAGTACAGCTATAAAAGGTGGGTTATTTCATCCAAGATGTGAACATGGTCTATCTACATATTATGAAGACGTAAATGACGAACCAGAAGAAGTAACAAATGCTAATCATAATCATGATGAAAATGATAGATATACTCAAGAACTTCAAAGAAGAAAAAAAGCATATGAAAGAATGGCAATAGGTAGTTTATCTGAAGATAATATTCAAAAATATCAAAACAAGGCCAACGAATTGCAACAACAAATAAATAGTAGATATATAGAAGTTCCTGTAAATTATGACGAAACAAAAGAATATAAGGTAAATGAACAACAATACTATATTGACGATTCAGATAATAAATATGTAGTAGATAACAAAAATGTAAAAATTAAAGCTAATAAGAAAGAAAGAGAAGTTGCTAAGATATTAAGTCAATTATATGGACAACCAGTTAACTTAGTTCCAGTAGTATTAAACCCACCAGGTATTAAGACACCAGATTATATAATAAATAAAAAGAAATTTGACTTAAAAGAACCAACAGGAAGTTCAAAGACAACAATATATGATTTATTTAAGCATAAAAAGAAACAATCAGATAATTTTATAATTGATATACATAAGTCAGGATTAGATGAATTAGAAACTATTGAGCAAGCTAGGAAATTATTTTATTCAAAGCATAGGGAATGGATACAAACAATTATTTTAATGAATGATAATAAAATATTTAAAATTTTAAAAAGAAAGTAATAAAAAGAAGGTGGTGCAACCCAAAAGATTAATGGGGGTCACATACCTTCTTCTTTGAATTATTAAGTAACTTAATTATACAGCAAATTAAGCTAATAATCAATAGTCTATGTAAAAATATATAAAATATGCAAGTTTAGTGTAATGGTAGCACAACAGTCTCCAAAACTGTTAGTAGTAGTTCAAATCTATTAACTTGTGCCATTTTTAAATTAAGAGCTTTTGAAAGCTCTTTTTTTAATTATACCAAAATATATAGTCGACGGACTTTAAACGGGGGAGGTTCCAACATGACTTTGGAAGACGATAAAAAACAAAATGCAGATACTCAGACTGCAGCAGAAAGCAAAACTCAAGAAAAAGCTCAAGGACAAGAAGAGCAAAAACAAGAGCAAAACAATAATGCAAAGAAAGATGAGGGGGAGAAAGTTAATAAGTCAGTTGCTCAAAAAGGAGAAAATGGCGAAATAATTTTCAAAAATCAAGATGAGTTAGATGGATTCATTAGAAGAAAATATGCTCAAGGGGCTGAAAAAGCTGAAAAGAGTAAAACAGAAAAGCAAGAACCACAAACTCAAGAACAAAAACAGGAAGAGAAAACAACTCAACAGGAACAAGGACAAGCTGTTCCACAAGATTACTTATCAACAAAAGTAGCTTTAGCTATGGCCAAAGCTGGAGTGAATGCTGAAAAAGTAGAAAGAGCTGCTAGATTAGTTGACACTGAAAAAATTCTAGAGAATGGAGTAATAAACGATACGAAACTAGAAGAAGAAATCAATGCAGTTATATCAGAATTTCCAGAACTAAAAGTAGCTAAGGAAGAAGAAAAAGAAGAAAAAGGCTTTAAATTCGGAAGTACACAAACTGATGATGAAAAAGCAAAAGAAAGTAAACCTATTCCATCTAAAAAATGGAACAAGTTTAATCAAATTTAAAATTTAGGAGGAAAATATTATGCCATTAAATTATGCAGAGGTATGGTCTCCAGACCTTTTAGAAATTATGGAGCAAGAAAGTTTAATCTCACCATTTGTAGCTTCAAATGTTAAATGGTTAGATGCAAAAACATTTCATTTTACAAGAATGACTACAAGTGGATACAAATCACATAATAGAGCTGGTGGATGGAACAAAGGACTTTATGAACAATTTGATCATCCTTTTGTGGTTTCACACGACAGAGATATTTCATTTTTAGTAGATAAAGGTGATGTCGATGAAACAAACAAAACAGCATCTATCAAAAATGTATCTAAAACATTTCATAAAACTCAACAAGTTCCAGAAAGTGATGCTTACTTTTTTTCAAAAGTTGCTACAGAAGCTAAAAAAATTAATAAATATCATAGTGAAACAGCAGAAAAAGATTGGACTAAAGAAAACGTATTTGAAAAATTAAAATCTATGTTAAGTGCAGGAAAACTTAGAAGATATGTAAAAAATGGTTCTCTAATATGCTATGTAAGAAGCTTTATAATGGATTTATTAGAGCAGTCAAAAGATTTTACAAGGAAAATAGAGATGACACGAATTGCTGAAGGTGGTATTGGTATAGAAACAAGAATGACAGAAATTGATGGTGTTACTCTTATGGAAGTAATTGATGACGAAAGATTTTATGATAAATTTGATTTTACAGATGGATTTGTTCCAATAGTAGGAACATCTCATAAAATTAATGTATTAATTGCATCATTAGAAACTGTTAAGTTTGTTCCTAAAATATCATCTATTTATTATAAAGAACCAGGAGATCATACAGAAGGTGATGGATATCTATATATGGATCGTTCATTATCTGATACTTTTGTATTTCCAAATGGAAAAAACGGAAAAATTGATAGTATTTATGCTGATATTGATACAGCTACATATACAGAAGAAGAGGAGGATGTTGCGTAATGGGAAAATTAAAAATAGAAAAAGATAATGTAGTGTTGTCAATAGAGGAAGAAGATTTAGGTCAGTATGAAAAAAAAGGCTATACAAAAGTAGGAGCTGCTAAAAAAGCAACTCCTGAAGAATTAAATAAACAAGTAACAAAGTTAGAAAAAGAAGTAGAAAAATTAACTACAGATAAAGAAAAATTAGAGGAAGCAAATAAAAAGTTAACTGAAGAAAAAGGAGAATTAACAAAAGAAGTAGAAAAATTAACTGCAGATAAAGAAGTATTAGAAGAAAGAATATCAAAATTAGAAGAACCAAAGACAGAAAAAACTGGAGATCCGAAAGAAAGTAATAATAAAAAATAAGAGGTGTTGCAGATGATAAAAGTATATGCAACAAAAGATGACTATGCTAAGTATGGTTCAAAAGTAGTAGAAGATACTGAAATTGATAAATATCTAGAATTAGCATCTATTGATATTAACAGAGCTACATTAACAAGAATCGAAAAAAGAGGTTTTGAAAATTTAACATCACAACAAAAAGAATTAATAGTTAAAGCTACTTGCTTACAAGCTGAGTATTTGAAGGAAGAAGGTATTTACGATAATGTAGATTTATCAAGTTATTCAATAGGTGGTGATTTAACAGTTAATGTTAAAGAATCATCTGAAATAAGTGATAAATTGAAAATATCTAAATTAGCTTTTTCTTATTTAAAAAGAACAGGATTAACAAGTAGAATTACATGATTAAACAGTTGCCACCAAAACATTTAAAAAAGCTATTAAATAATGAATGTGATATTAAATTATATCAAGAGGGCTTATCTGAAGAAGGTGAGCCCTTAACTTCTTTGAATTTAGAAAATCAAAAGTGTAGATTTGTTGAAAAAACTAAAGTTGTAATTTCTCCAGATGGAAGAAAGGTTGAATTGATTGGTAAAGTAATATTGCTGGGAGATATAGCACCAAAGATAAAGAAAATTAGTGGTGGTCAAGTAAGAATTAATGGATCAGAATATGAAATTTATCAAGCAAGTAGACCTAGAAATCCAGATGGAACAGTTCATCATACAAGTTTGGAGTTGATATAGTGAAAGTAACTTTTAATAACAGAAATATATCCACGATAAAGGAAGCAACACAATTAGCACTTGAAGATACAGCAGAATCTATTAAAACTAATTTAATCCAAAGTCAAACTATGCCATTTGCTTCAGGTGATATGCAAGACATTTATACGTCTGTAGAGGAAAGAAGAACTTTAAGTAATAGCGTAAGAATACTAGTAGATACAGTATATGCTAGAAAAGTTTATTTTGATCCAGAAATTAATATAAAACAAGGAAAGAATCCTAATGCAAAGCAATATTGGTTTGAAGATTATATATCTGGAAGCAAAAAGGATCTACCATTAAAATACTTTAAAAAGCATTTAAAAAGGAGATTGAAGCAATGATAGAAAGAATAACAAGTACAAAAATAAAAGATTATTTAAAAACTATTATTCCTGAATGTAAAAATTGGTACATTGGACAAATGGACGAAAATCAAGAACAAGCAGTAAGTATTTATGCAAATAGAAGAACGTTAGAAGATAATTCGAAATACAAAGATTTAAAAAGTTATGGAATATTGCCAATTACTTTGTTGTTACGATGGACTAAAAATTACAATAAGGCCGAAATTATGGCCAACAAAATTTATGAACTACTAGATTGTAGTTCTTTTTTTATTGAAGATTATAATTGCTCAATTGAGTGTTTATATAACGGTCCTATTGATTTAGGAACAGATGGAAACAATGTGTACAAGTTTTCTATCGAATTTAATTTATTATATAGAAAGAAAGGTGAAAGATAATGCCAGATGTAAAAACAGGAGTATATCCAGTTTATGAAAACCAATTCCAAATTGGTGCAACTAAAGATACGTTAACTGATATTGCCGATATGGAAACATTTAGTGTTAAGTTAGATAATGGTGTTGAAGAATGGAATCCATTTGATCACAAAGGTTGGGTTAGAAGATTAATGACTTCTAAATCAATCACACTATCAATTTCAGGAAAAAGAAACTTTGGAGATGCAGGAAACGATTATGTGGCAAGTAAAGCACTAGTAAATGGTAGAAATGCAGAAGGATGTTTACAATGGACTTTTCCAGATGGCTCAACATTGTTATTTGAAGGTGCAATAATCAATGTAACAAATTGGGGAGCAGGAAAATCAACAGAAGTTATACCTCTTGAATTTGATATAATGTCAAATGGAAAACCAACATATACAGAAGCAGCTCAAACACCAGCTCAAGCATCAGTGCAATCAGCTCCAGCTAAAGCTGCTGCATCAAAATAATAGAAAATAAAAATTGAAGTAGGAAAATAAATCCTACTTCAAAATTTAATTTATGGAGGAATTTTAAAATGGCAAATTTAGATATAAGTTCAAAATTAAGTCATGAAAAACAAACATTAACAATTGCACCAGGAAAAACTTATGAAGTAAATTGTGGAGCAATTACAATGTTAAAAGCTCAAGATTTATTTGTAAAAGGTAAAGTTATTGAGGCAATAGAATTATTATTAGGTAAACAAGCTGTAAAAGATATTGAGAAAATGAATTTAACAGTCAAAGAGATGCAAACTGTTATAATAGCAGCTGCGGCTCAAATAAATGAAATTTCATATGAGGAAATGGAGAAACGATTTCAAGACATCAAATAATATTGAATTGTGGTATGATTTAGACGAAGACTGGCCGCTAATTGAAGCAAGTATAGCAAAACAGTATAAAATAAGAATTAGAAAAGAAATTGATGATATGGATTATGCAGAATTAAGTAATCTTATTTCTGGACTAATGCCAGATACACCTTTAGGAAATATCATACAAATTCGTAGTGAAGATGATGAAGAAGTATTAAAAAATTTTACACAAGAACAAAAAAACATAAGATGGGAATATAGACGAAAATTAGTATCAAAAATAGATCAAGAAGAATATAAAAAGGTTATTGCCGAATTTCAAAAAGCTTTTAAAGAAATGGCTGGTGATAATTAATGATTGAAGTTAGATGTCCTAACTGTCATCAACTTTTGATTAAAGCTGATGTATGTAAGGGCGAAATTAAATGTATAAGATGTAAGAAAACAATAAAAATTGATATAGATGATAAAGACAGAGTGAGCAACACGACTATTATTAGTAGTGAGTAGTTAGCCAATACCTGCTTTTGCCCTATATAGAAAGGGGAAAATAGGTATTATGAGCACAAATGTAGGTTCCGTTGATATGGAACTTTTATTGAATTCTAATCCATTTAATAAAGGACTTAAGAATACAACTAATACTATTAAGAGTTCTGGAATTGAAAACTCATTAAAGGGTATTGCTAAATTAGCTGTAGCAGCATTTTCTGTAAAAGCAATTGTTAACTTTGGAAAAGAGTGTTTAGATTTAGGTTCAGATTTAGCAGAAGTACAAAATGTTGTTGATGTTACTTTTGGAAATTTGAATACGGATGTAAATAATTTTGCACAAAATGCAATTGAACAATTTGGACTTGGTCAAACAGTAACTAAAAAATATGTTGGAACTTTTGGTGCAATGTCTAAAGCTTTTGGTTTTACAAATGAAGAAGCTTTAGCAATGTCTAAAACATTAACTGGTTTAACTGGTGATGTTGCTTCTTTTTATAATTTAAAACCAGATGAATCGTTTACAAAATTAAAATCTATATTTACTGGTGAAACAGAAAGCTTAAAAGATTTAGGTGTTGTAATGACACAAAATGCATTAGATCAATATGCATTAGCAAATGGATATGGAAAAACAACAGCTAAGATGTCAGAACAAGAAAAAGTAGCATTAAGATATAGATTTGTAATGGATAAATTAAGTTTAGCTCAAGGTGATTTTGCAAGAACAAGTGACAGTTGGGCCAACCAAACAAGAGTATTAAGTCTTAGATTTAATGAGTTAAAAGCTACATTAGGACAAGGCTTTATTAATTTGTTTACACCAATTGTAAAAGGAATTAATGTACTTTTATCAAAATTACAAGTTTTAGCAAATGCTTTTAAATCTTTTACAGAAATGATTTTTGGAAATGCAGGTGGAGATAGCGGTTCAGATTCAGTTTCAAACTTAGCAACAAATGCTGGATTAGCAAGTGATGCTGTTGGTGGAATTGGAGAAAGTGCCAAAAAGTCAGCAAAAGATTTAAAAAACTTAGCTTCATTTGATACAGCACAAGTTTTAAAGAGCAACAAAGATGATAGTAGTTCTTCTTCTGGTGGAGGATCTACTAGTGCTGGAAATTTAGACTTTGGAACAGTTGATACTAGCAAAGTAGAAAATCAATTTCAAGGATTAGGTGATAAATTAGCTAAATTTTTTGATCCATTAAAAAATATTAGTTTTAATAATTTAATAGATTCTTTTAATAATTTAAAAACAGCAATTCAACCAATTACTCAAGAACTTTGTTCAGGTTTAGAATGGCTGTATTTTAATGTGTTAGTTCCACTAGCACAGTGGACAATAGAAGATTTAGTTCCAGCCTTTTTAAATCTTTTATCTGGAGCATTGAAAATATTGAATCCATTAATAGAAGGATTTAAACCAATATTTCAATGGTTCTGGGATAATTTTTTACAGCCTATTGCATCATGGACTGGCGGAGTGATAGTAGATACTTTAAATGGATTAGCAGATATATTAGGAAATATTGGAGACTGGATGTCTGAAAATAAATCAGTTGTTACTGATATGGAAATAGCGGTAATAGCTTTTTTTGCTGCTTGGAAAGGAATAGAGTTACTGTCATTTATTCAGCAAGCTGGAGGAGTTGTTGCTGCATTAAACTTATTAAAGAATGCGATTTTTGGAAATGTAGCAGCAAAATTAGTAGATAAAGCTGAAACGATGTATTTGACAGCACTATATGCTAAAGATTTTATAGTAAATATTGCTCAAGGAACTGCAGCTTTAATAAAGCAAGCAGCACAATTCGTAGCAAATACAGCTATGAAAGTGGCAGAAACTGCAGCAACAGTAGCATACAATGTTGCAACTGCAGCTGCAACTGCAGCAACATGGTTATTTAATGCTGCTTTGGCAGTATTAACATCACCAATAACACTAGTTATTGCAGCAATAGCAGCGTTAGTAGCAGGTGTATATTTATTAATAAAAAATTGGGACACAGTTAAAGAAGCTGGAGCAAAAGCATGGGAATTTATAAAATCAGCTTGGAATGCTGCAGCTACTTGGTTTAATAATACAATAATTCAACCTATTTCTAACTGTTTTTCGAATTTATGGAATGGTTTATTAAATGGTGCTTCAAATGCATGGAATTCTATCAAGAATGTATTTTCAACAGTAGCTTCATTTTTTAAAAATATATTTACGAATGCTTGGAATGCTGTTAAAAATGTTTTTTCTGCAGGTGGAAAAATTTTCGATGGAATAAAAGATCGGAATCGCTAATACATTCAAAAATATTGTAAACAAAATAATAGAGGGAATCAATAAAGTAGTAGCTGTTCCATTTAATAAGATAAACGATGCATTATCGGGAATAAGAGGTATAGAAATTGTAGGAGCAAAACCTTTTTCTTGGTTACCTTCTATTTCAGTACCACAAATTCCAATGTTGGCTTCTGGTGGTTATGTAAAAGCAAATACACCACAACTTGCAATGATAGGTGATAATAGGCATCAAGGTGAGGTTGTTGCACCTGAAGATAAAATAATGTCTTTATATAAACAAGCCAATAAAGAGATTGGATTAGGTAATAATTCTAAAGTAATAGAATTGCTAGAAAGAATATTACGAATATTAGAAACCTTAGATTTTAATTTTAATTTATATTTAGATGAATATGAATTACGTACTAGATTAGAAAAAGCTACTAAAAAAAGAAAATTTGCAACGAATGGAGGATAGAGAATGTATGAACCAAAAGTGATAGTAAATGGCAAAAAAGTTCCAGGTTTAACAGGATTAATTCCAGGACCAGAACCTCTATTTGGAGAAGGAACAGGAAGAGAAGCAATGGATGGACATTTTAGTGGAACTTTTATAGGATATTTTACAACTTTAGAAATGCAATTTGCTTCAGTTTCAGATAGTGAATTTAATACTATTAAACAACTATTAGAGCATCCTTACTTATCAAACGTCCAATTTGCTTTAGAAAAAGATATGGGAAGTTATAAGCAGGGAGATTTGTTTACAGAGGATTTTTATAATGGTCAAGCAATTAAAAGTAGTCCAAAACCGTGTGGTGATTCGTGGGAACCTTTTACAGTTGTTTTATCTGCTATAGATGGGAGGCCACAGAAATCATGATTAATGTAAGTAATGAATTTAAAGAAAATACAAAAAAAATTCACCAACATGATATACAACTCGAAATAGTAGATAATGAAAGTGCTAATACAACTAAAATTAAAATGATGCGTTCACAAGTTTTTAATATTATACCTAATGCAATATTAAAATCTAAAAATCAAATTGCTACAAAAGAGGTAGTATATAGTTTCGAAGGTCAACTATTTAAAACAATAATGAGGCAATTAGAATTGACTGTAAAAAATGCTTCTGAAATTAAGGACAAAGAAATTAATTTTAAATATGGCATTTCTATAGATGATGATTTTGAATATGTTGATTTAGGAAATTTTTATATTAAAGATATTGAAGATAGTAAAAGAAAAAGTGAAATGACTGTTACAGGTTATGATAGAATGCTGCGATTTATGATAACTTTTAAGCAAGAGGATTTAAAATTAACATATCCATGCACATTGTTACAGTTAGTTCAAAGAATATGTGAAGTCTGCAGAGTAGAATTATACTCTACAGACTTTTTTAATGCAGATTTAATTATAGATACAGATTTTTTTACTATCCAGGATATAACATATAGAGATGTCTTAGAAAAAGTTACTCAAGCTACTTTAACTACAGCTTTTATAAAGGAAAATAAATTATATTTTTGTAAAATTTTAAATACTTCTGTTCAACAATTAGATCAATCATATATATCAGATTTGATTATAAAAGAAAAACTTAGTCCAGTCAATGCTTTAGTTTTAGGACGTGGAGACGTTGAAGATAATCTTGAAACCGTAGATAATAACAGTATAAATATTAATGGAAGATGTGAGATACGATTTGATGAAAATGAATTAATAGAATATCAAAGAGAAAAAGTTATAGATGCAATGTTTGAGCAAATTAAAGGACTAGAATATTATTCTTTTGAAGCATCAGATTTAGGCGTTATGTGGTTAGAACCATGTGATTGTATTGAACTAGGAGACAGGGAAGAAAATTTTTATAAATCTTACTACTTAAAGGCAAACATTACAATTACAACTGGAATTGCAAGTGATATTGAAGCTGAATTGTTAGAAGAAACTAATACACAATATAAAGTAACTAATAAAGAAGAAAAACGAACTTTAAAAGTAGAAAGACTTGCAAAAAAGCATGAAGGATTAATTCAGGATATTATTAAAGAACAAACTGACTTTAGTGAGAAAATAACTAATCATGAGCAAACGATAAATAGTATAAGTAATGAAGTTCGTAGTTTATATAACTTTTCAAAGACAGTAAGTGGAACAAACGAACTTTTTTTGGAAGATGCATTACCAACTAATATATTAAAGTTTGAGGCAGATGCTGAGAATACACGTGGAATTTATCCAAGCAAAAAATTGTTTCCTAGTCTACGTTTGTTTCCCAAAAAGGGAGGAACTACAGTAACATTAGTAGTTGGAAGAACAAGTAGAGCAGTAGATCCTACTCCAATATTACCAAGTTTAAAATTATTTCCAGGTAAAAGATTATTTCCAAGAGCAAACGGATATTACAAGCAAGAATATGAATTTTATTTATCTAGACCACTTAGAAAATATAAAAATATTAGTGATAAATTTGTTGTTGAAGTTGATGAGGAAAAAGGGACTTGTGTTGCAAAAATTATAAGATATATAAAATATAACGATGATGGAACAATTAAAATTAATAGTGAGCCTGAAATAGAAGTATTAGATGAATTACAGATTCAACTTTATAAGGGAAACAATTACATATATTTAAAAGAATACAGAAATTGGAATATTCAAGCAACATATATTTTTAACAATGAATTAAATAAACAATATGCACCAAGAGTTGAAACTAATTCATTAATGAAATTATTAAAAGATAGTATATTACTTCAAGTATCAGAAAAAGCTGGAAAAGATGAACTTATTGCGTTAATCAATTTGACGCCTGGTCAGATTAGAATGGAAGGATATACCAGCATTAACGGTGGATTTGCAATAGATCAAGAAGGTAATGCGTCTATAGCTAACGGTACTGTTAATATCAATAAAGAAGGAATTCAACTTGCTGATGGAGCAAAAGTTGTTGGTGGAGAAGGTGTTATTGGTAATTTGCAATTTACGTCGAATGGAGCATATAAGGGATTTGATTTATTAGGTTATGCTGCAGATTTTTTTGGGGCTAGTGATCAAATTCAATACGCTTACGGTGATGTAAGTGTAGAAGTATACATACCTGAAAATTTTACGATTACAAGTGCGTATGTTATTTTGCAACATACGCCTGTTTTATGGGAAGGATATGATCCTAGTCTAGCTCAAGACTACAGTGTTTGGGGTTATCCTAGAAATGTAAAATTATATAAAGCTACAGGTAATGAAAATTATCAATTTAATTTGTCATATTTATCTAGCTTTAATGTTTTTACAAATAATATTAGTGTTGAGGAAATCAAAAATGTTTTTGGAACTAATGGATATACACCTACAAATCATAGTGGCTCAAATTATGAAACTAAAATTAGTACAGATATTAGTAATCAATTATCAAAAGGCTATCAAAGATTAATTATAAGAAGTGCAGATGCTATACCAAGCAATATAAAAGGATGTGCTACTAAAACAGGTGTAGCAAAAGCATCAGTAGTAGTTATTGGCTTTGTAAGCAATAAATAGTAAAAGAGATTCACAATTAAGTGGATCTTTTTTTGGATTAAATTTTAGAAAGGAGGAGAAGAATTGCATTTTTTAAAAAAAGTTGGTTGGAAAGATGAGCCAAGCGAAGAGACTCCTTTAGATAGTGGAAATCTTAAAGCTTTAGAAAATAATGTTGAAGAATGTATAGAAGCAAATATAAAAGATGTTACATTATCTAGAGTGGATTTAATAGCAGAAGAAAGTACAGCTAAAGGTGCGACTATTGATATAGGAGCAAGTTATAAAGTAGGAGCAGACAGTTTAATGGTTTTTCATGAAGGAAGTTTACTGAAAAAAGCTACTAATAATAAAGATGAAGGTCATTATTACGAGGTAGGGAATGCAAATAGTGTTTCTACACAAATTATACTTACAGAAGATTGGGGACTTTCCACAGGAGAAATTTTAACGTTTATAGTGAAAGGAGTGTTTGAAAGTGATACCGAATGATGGAAAAAATAATGCAACACTAAAATTAGAAGATAAAGATATAATTGCAATAGAGCCTCTAGTAGGACAAAATCATCCGAATTTAGGAAATTCATATTATTACAAAATAGGCACAAGGGTTCATATACATTTAGGAATAAATTTAAAAACAGCAACACGATCAAAAGTTTATAATATTCCTGAAGGATTTAGACCTAAAGGTGCTGTATCTGCTTGGGGCGGTGGTGCTGATGGAATGGTTCCTGATAAATCATTTGCCGAATTATATGATAGTGGTGACATTTGGGTTAAAAGTGATACGAAGTTTACAATTTTGGATATGGAATATGATGCTTTTAATTAGAAAAACAGAATGGAGAAATTTATGAAAAGAATACGTGAAATGCTAGAGGCTGTGTATATATACGGCTAACTTGATTTTAGGGGGTGTTAGTTATGATACCTCCAGGTAAAATAGGAAAAAGAACTACAATTTTTGAAGGAAAAATATTCAGTAAGCAAACTATAGATTTAGATACTAAAGATTATAATTATTTATTAATCACTTGTGCAATGTATGATTATGAACCTAAAAATACATCTGGAACAAGTACAACAATACTTTTAGATTTAACAACTAAAGGTGAAAAGGTTAATAATTATAGTTGCTCTTCGTTAACAGCTTATGGAGTGTTATTAGATGTAGCTGATGAAATAGGTGGAATGGGTGTAGGTGTGAGCGTTAATGCTGAAAAAACTACATTTAAAGCAGTTTTTTCATATAAAAATGATTTTATAACATCAACCAATAAATTATACTACATTTCAAAAATTGTAGGAATAAAGTAGATAAAGAAAGGAAAAGAATATATGGAAGCTATAATAACAGCTATAATAACAGGTGGGCTATCTTTAATAGGGGTAATCATTTCTAATATATCTAGTAATAGAAAAATGGAAAATAGTTTGAATACACAACAAGCAGTTACAAATGAAAAAATATCGGAGCTTACTAGAGAAGTTAGAGAACACAATAATTTTGCTCGAAGAATGCCTGTTGTAGAAGAACAAATAAAAGTGATTAATCATAGAGTGGCTGACATAGAAAAGAAAATAGATTAGGAGGAAATATGAAAAAGAAAATTTTAATATTAATTGCAATAGCACTAGCTATTTTAAGTAGCTTATGTGCTATTTTTTTTAAAAATGATGACTTAAATAATTCAATTTCAACAATTCAAAACGTAGTAATGAATGAAATTTCAACTTATGAGATGAACAAAGAAGAAGTTGAAGAACTTCCAACAACAGAAATTGTTGAGCAGACAGAGGAAGACGAGAAAAATATTGAAGAACAAGAAGTGGAGAATGAAGCTTTTGAACTTCAAGGAGAGATAGCTTACGAAGGCGATAGAGCTAGAAGTTGGAATGTTGAGCTTGGAGATTATAAAGGGCTTACATATTACTCACAAATTGATAATAGGTGGAAAAATAACTTATATACAAGTACAGGAAACTTAAGTCAAACAATAGGAAGTTCAGGTTGCGGACCAACGAGTGCAGCAATGGTAGTTACTGCGTGTAAGGGGGCTATAACACCTGATACTATGTCTAATTTATGGGTTAAATATGGATATAGAAGTGCTAACAACGGTAGTTATTGGTCTGGATTTAGGGCAACAGCTGATGAGTTCGACATAGAATATCAAGAAACTATTTACTTAAATAACGTAGTAGAATTGTTAAAAAATAATCATATAGCTGTAGCAAGCTGTGGAAATGGACTTTTTACAACTGGTGGGCATTTTATTGTATTAACTGGAATAGAAGGAAACTATATAAAGGTTTATGATCCATATCTGTATGCTGGCAAATTCGATTTACCTACTAGAAGAGGCAAAGCAGAGGTCAGAGGCAATACAGTATATGTAACAATAGATAATTTCAGAGCTTATGCAAATTATTCAAAATTCTTTTGCTATAAATATGAAGGAAATCAAACAGTTAATAACTCAAAACCTATTACAACTTCAACATATACACGATATGTTAAAGTAAATACGAGTTTAAACGTTAGAAGCGGACCAGGAACAAACTTTAAAATAGTATCTAGTTTACGAAATAATAATCAAGTAACAGTTTACGAAACAATTGGAAATTGGGCGAGAATAGGAGCAAATCAATGGTGCTGTTCAGATTATTTAGTTAGTTCTGTGGCTCAAAATGTTTCAAATGTTAATAATACAGTAGGTGAATATCGAAAATTATCAAGAAATTGTTTATTATATGCCAATGCAAGTTTGACTGGTAGATATTATAATTATCTAGCTAATACTCAAGTTGTTGTATTATCAAATATATCAAACAATGTTGACAGAGTTCGAGTAACAGCAACAGGTAGAGTTGCGTACATTAATACTAATAACTATACTAATGCATCAACTAGAACATCTACAGTAAATCAATACAGAATATTAAAAAGTAATTGTACATTGTATTCAAATTCTAATTTAACGGGCACTAGATATAGTTATCTTGCAAATACACGAGTTCAAATACTAAGTAATGTATCAAACAATGTAGATTATATTTACATACCAGCGACAAAAAGATATGCTTATATTAGAAATAATTTATATAAATAG